TGTAGGGGTGGTTAAAGATTTGCAAGGTCTTCCTATCATTGAAGTACCTGCTGACGTTATGGCAGTGGATGCTCCTGATGAGAAGAAGCAAGAGTATTTGTTCTGGCAGAATGTTATTCGTAATGTACACCAGAATGCTCAGGCAGGTTTGGTGCTTCCATCTGACCGTGATGAGAGGGGTAATCCTCTTTACAACCTTCGCACTGTAGAAGCTGGTGGGCAGAAAGCATATGACGTTCTCTCCATTATTGAGTTTTATAGAAAGAGTATTCTAACAGCTCTGTTTGCTCAACAGCTTGTGCTTGGTCAGGATGGTAGTGGTTCATATTCTCTTAGTGAGAGTATGGCTGGTGTAACTGGTCTCTCTGTAGAAACTACTCTACGTGAGATTGAACAAGCTCTAAATCATGATCTTGTACCCCAGTTGTTTGCATTGAATGGTGTACAGAAGCAAGTTCTTCCTCGCATCACTTATGGGGATGTTCTCCCTGTTGACCTTGAAACTCTCAGTAAGTTTATCCAACGGGTGTCGGCAGTGGGTCTTATGAGCCGTGATGCTAAGACGGTTAACTGGATTGCCAAGCAAGCCAATATGCCTATCCCTTTCGACGGTGAAGAGTTGATTCAGGATATCGAGCATCGACTAACCGGGTACACTTCTGGTGCTGGTGAAGGGATGGAAAAAGGTGGTTCAAATGGAACTTCCGATAATGCCTCCGAAACCGACAACTCAACAAGTAATTTGGAGAATTAATTTGGCACATGCACTATACCATCTCAGAAAGAAAGTGGTAAACACGCCACAATTAATGTCTCTGAGTGAATTTGAAAACGTAATTGAATACCTCGATAACAGCGACGGACGTGAAGTCAAGGTGGCTGAGAAGCTGGAAGAAGACTTAGATCACAACTCCCGCTACACCATCTACCGAGACGATGCTGCTGCTCTGTTCACCATTGAAGGCCCGATGACCTACAAGCCTTTTACAATCATGGGAATGGATTGTGGGGGCTTTAGTTACCAGCAGTTTAAACAAGACTTCTCCTATGCTGTAGAGCAAGGAGTTAAGACTGTAGGACTAATTCTTAACTCTGGTGGTGGAGAAGCGCATCAACTCTTCCCTACGATGAATTCTATCCGAAAGCTTGCAGACAAGAATGACATTAAGATTCTTGCTTATGTGGATGGGATGGCGGCTTCTGCTGCTTATGCAACTGCTGCTATTGCTGATGAAATCATTCTCTCTGAGGGCAGTCAAGTCGGCTCCATCGGAGTTGTTGTGAGGTTGATGAACGACAACCAAAAGCTCCAGAAAGAAGGTTACAAGCGAACCTTTATCCAAGCTGGTGAAGATAAGACACCTTTTGATGCAGAGGGTGAATTCAAAGAATCCTTCCTACAGGACATTCAGCAGAAAGTTGATGTTATGTACAAGGACTTCGTGAGCCATGTTGCCTCCTATCGCAACATCTCCGAAGAGCAAGTCAAGGCAACTGAGGCACGCATCTTCCTTCCAGAAGAAGCACTTGCCTTGGGTCTGGCTGATCGCGTTATGGGTGTAGATGAATTCTATCTCTACATTTCTCAATTAGCTGAATCTCGCATGGAAGGGGATATGAAACTACCTACGAATCCATTCACTTTTAATAAAACTGCACTCTCCGGTGCTAACGAGGATGTACTAAAGATGCAACAACTTGAAGAGCTACAGGCTGCACATGAGCAGCTTACTGCCGTTATGGTAGAAAAAGAAACTGCGATGCTGGCCCTTGGTGAGCAAGTTGCAACCCTTACTGCTGCAATGCAAGAGAAAGAAACTCTGCTGGCTGATGCCGTAGAGAAGCTTGCTGAAATGGAAGCTACCACTGCTAAAGCTCAAGCTGAAGCTAAGCTCGCTGAACGCACTGCACAACTCTCTGAAGTTATGCCAAAAGAAGAAGCAACCACTACTGCTGCTTCTCTGGAAGCTCTCGCTGATGACGCCTTTGGTGTTGTTCTGTCTGGCTACCAACGTCAATACGCTGCTATGCAGCAATCCGAAATGTTTCAGCAACTGAGCACTTCTGCTCCTGTTGAAACTCAGCAAGACACTCAAGAAGCAACGCTTGAGAATCCGGCTGTTGCTGCATCCCGTGCTGCTATGAAAGCTCGCGGCCTCTAACACAATTATTTGCAAATAATTTAAGGAAACTATCAATGCCATTTGTAGACATGAACACCCGTAAGCGTCTCTCCGACCTCATCGTTAACGAATATGAGCCGTCCATCGGCTACTGCCGTGAAAGCATTAACGTCACCCCGCCCGCTGGTGGTGCAACCGTAAAGGTTGGTCAAGTTGTCTTCCGTGTGAAGTCCCTTGATCCTGCCGCTGCCTACGCTGTTCTGGGTGCTGCTCTTGACCTTGTTGCCACTAACGAGTTTGCTGTTGTTATTGGTGATGAATACAGCCATAAGGAAGAGTTTGTTCCTAACGCAATCCAAGCTGGCGAGTTCAACGCAGTCTCGGTTAAGCGTGGCCCTATCATCCTGAAAGAACACTACGTCAAGCAAATCGCTCAAGCCGCTGGTGGTGCAGCTCTGACTGACGCCCAGTTCGTCACTCTGAAAGAACTGTTGAAAGCCCAAGGCGTGATCGCCGAGCGCACTCTCTAAAACCCCACTGACTAAGAACTAAGGAATTAAATTAATATGGCACTCGTACTAAATCGTGGCAATCAAAATCAGTGGGTTGACCTGACTGACATTCTGGTTGATGTTCCCCGTCAATCTCTGATTACCGATTCTCTGGGTATCTTTGAAGACAATTTCTCCCCGGTTAAAACTGTAGAGATTCGTCGCACCCAAGGCGTCTCCCATCTGGTAGTTGACCGCAACTGGGATGAGCGTAACAGCAACATCGTAGGCGGCGCTAAGCAGTCTCTGCAACTGGCCATCCCTCACTTCCCGCTGGATGATGCTATCACCCCTAACGACATTGATGCAACCGTTCAAGTGAACAGCATCCAAGAAGCGATGGGATTGGAAACTGTAGCGAACGTGCGTCTGGACAAGATGACCAACCTGCGTGCTGCGCATGACCTGACCAAAGAAGCTGCCCGTATGGAGCTGATTGTAGACGGTACTGCGTATGCCCCTAATGGCACTCTGCGTACCAGCTACGGTAAGACTGTCAACTTCTACACCGAGTTTGGTATCACCCGTACCGAAACCGAAATCACCACCTTTGCTGGTGTAGGCGACCCTCGTTCACAGATCGAAGGTATCCGTAAAGCTGTTGTTAGCGGCACTCGTGGTGCTATCGGTGTTCCTCGTGTAGTTGCTCTGTGTGGTGCGGCATACTTTGACGCTCTGGCTTCCAACTCATTTGTTAACGATGCTGTTAAGTATCAACAAATGCCGGGTCTGAGCCGTGAGCTGCTGGTTGGTCGCCCTGACAACAACCCGTTCGGTCTGAATGGTCTGTATCGTACTCTGGACCTGTGGGGCGTCACCTTCGTCGATGCTGGTGAAGCTGGTTACACCAATCTGGCCGGTACTTTCGTTCCGTTCATTGGTGCTAAAGAAGCTCGCTTCCTGCCAGTTGGTCTGCGTGGTGCATTCAAAACTTACTACGCCCCTTGCCAGAAGTTCAGCACCATCAACCGTGCTGCCCAAGGTAGCTACTGGTTTGAGTATGCTAACGAGAAAGACTCGAAGATTGAAATCGAGTCTGAGCAAAACTTCCTGAACGCCCTGTTGTTCCCGGCTTCGGTTGTTCGTAGCTACATCGCCTAACACGGCAAATGAAGAGGGGGAGAAATCCCCCTTTTTCTAAAGATAAGGAGACAACATGATTGACCCAAAAGATTATTCACTGAGCCTTGGCAATCCCCAAGCCACTCATCATTTTATTTGTGAAGTCAACAAAGAATTTAAAGAGCTGCGTGAAATGATCGCTGCTTTGGAAGAAAAGCTTACCGCCTCTTCGACTCCTGTAGCTAAGAAAGCTACTAAGAATTCGTAACAACCTACATAATTGAGGATAAACATGCTTACCGAAGAACAAGAAAGAATCCTCACAATGGTTAAGATCATGCTTGGTGATCTTGATGGAAACCCATTTCACCCACTACTGTCTGATGCAGAGTATATTATTATTCTGGAGCAGTTTAATTGGAATTGGCGTCGAGCGGTTCCAATGCTGGGATACACAATTCAAGCAATGTCTGCTGGCTGGTTTACTCGTGAGAGAACCGGAGACATTGAAGTTGAGCTGGATTTTGGTAAGAACTTTAAAGCTTATTTAGCCAACCTTCTGGAAGATTTGAATTCTCCTAAGAACATAAACATAGTGCCCTATGCTGGTGGTATCGACTGGGATGACTTCTTAGCCAACGAGCAGAACCCCAATAACATTCTAGCTAAGCTTAATGATGTGAGGGCTTGTTGTTTTAACTCTGCTAATACTAAACAGCCTCGACTGTTCTAGGAGCGCCTGTGGCTGTGAGGATTAAGTCAGACCTATCTGTCTGGAGAAAGCTCAAGAGAAACTTTGACAAGGCTAATCGTGTTGAAGGGAAGCTTGGGTGGTTTGCAGAAGACAGATATGGTCCAGAGAACAGCAATGAGCAAATGGCACAAGTTGCCAAGTGGGTTGAAGAGGGCCACGTAGGAGGCGGATGGGTTGACCCCTCCAACATAACACCACCACGGCCTGTTATGCGGGTCGGATTAGCTGAAGCTTTCAAGGTTGGGTACAACAAAGACAGTTTTGAAGCTATGGCTAGGGATGTTATGAAAGGTCATTCAGTGCTTACATTCCTCAACAAGTCAGACGGACCTTTTAGGGAAACTCTGAGAAACACAATGACTGCTTGGTTTGACCCTCCAAACTCTGACATGACTGTTGACTTAAAAGGATTTGATGATCCTTGGATAGAGACGGGAGAACTTAGAGACAACGTAAACTTTAAAGTGGGGAAAGTTGAATAATGCTAAGACCAAGATTTGCC